TAAACTATGGTCTTCAGGTTCGCACCGCTACTTTTGAAAACAGTGGTATGCTTAACAGCGTAGAAGGTACTGTTGGTAAGAGTTTTGGCCCATTTACACCATTTGCTGGTGTTGGACATGATAATGGCTTTAACGGTGCTCGCGGCAAAGACTATCAATATGGTCTAGTCGGTGTTAGCACTGGTATGCCTCTTGGCCCAGTTTATGGATTTGCAGGTGTCAAAACCCGTGTCAATTTCCAAGACAACACACCTAACCAATCAGTTGCTTGGGCCGGTGTTAGTTATCCTCTAACCAAAGCCGTTAGTGCCAGCCTCAGTGTTAGTGCCAGCCGTGAGGACATCAAAGAGAACGCAGTCGGCTTTGGCCTTCGTGTAGGATTCTAAAATGAAAGCACTATCAATCCTACTAGTCGCTACCGCAATGTTAGTTGCATGTGGCAAAAAAGAAGAACCAGCACCTGCTCCAGCACCAGTAGTAGCTACACCCGCTGTAGTCGATACTGCTGCTGCTCCAGCACCTGCTGCTCCTGCTGAAGAAGCAAAGAAGTAATCAATACTTTGGAGATAAAAAGGGCCTTCGGGCCCTTTTCTATTACTATGTTTTGATCCATAAAAAAAGGGCCCGAAGGCCCTTTTTAATGACTAGTTTGATATCAAACTAGACCCTGTGAAAGAGCACGATAACCGGCTGCAATTAGCTTACGAGTAGGTTGACCAATTTCATATTCAGTAACTTCAACGTGATTTCCAGCAACACGACGGTTTGCATAAACAGCAAAACCTGCCTGACGAATACGGCTGGCTTCAGCAGCAATGTTCTTGATGCCAAAACGCTTCTCGGCTTGGCTTGCAGTAACTTTCTCACCGTTCTTAAGTGCGGTGAACAGCTTATGGGTTTTGGTACCCTTGTTAATATTGTAGATCATTTTAATTTCCTTTATAAACGACTGTCATTACTGGACAGCAAACAATACTATAGCATATTAGACACAGCAGGTCAACAGGTAATTTTGCCAATAAATACAGATATATTAGGAGATCAAGTTATGGATGTTTTTATGATTGCTAAAAATCAAAAAGATCGCGATGCAGAAGATACTACATTTGTTACAGTTACTTGTGTAGCTAATGTCTATATCAAACAGATCAACTATCCAAAAAAAGGATGCAAAAATGTTGCACACCTTCATCAGCACGATCACACAACTTTATTGGCTGCGGGCAGTGTGGATGTTAATGTCAACGGGCAGGTAACTCATTACACAGCACCTAGCATGATATATATTGAAAAAGATCATATTCATAATTTTACATCCACTGAAGATAATACAGTATGTTATTGTATCCATGCTCTAAGAGACGGAGATGGAGTAAATGATATTATTGATCCTGCCTCAATACCAAAAGGAGTTAATCCCTGGTGGCAATCTAATCGTCAATTAATCAAGTTAGCTACATAAAACAACAAACAATTAGGCTACAGAAGCAATTACATTGCAGGCTTGAACAATATACCTAAACAGTTCTTCATTGCCTGCACACTCTTGAGCAGCACGAACATCTCTAATTTCCTGCAACAGATAGTTACGTTCGGCCATATCAAGCTCACCACGCTGAAATGCCTCAGCAATGTTTTGGATTTCTTGTTCTAATGGATGCATTGTTATCTCCCTTTCCATGCTGATCGAACAGCGTTAATTCTTTCTTGTGTAGTACGTTTACCAAACTCGCAAAAAGTTTTATTACTACTACTAAACATCTTTAGTGTATGTTTGTATAACCCATTGATGTTTTCTGCCTGTGGATCATTACGCCATTCTGTATTTCTTGCCAGAGCCTTTGACATATCTACAACTGGGATCCAATTTGGAGTTTCGCAATCAATTTGTTCAACAGCAAGATCGATAAGTACCAATTGATGAAAGGCTACTGGATCATGATCCCTAGGCCAATATTTGCGTACAGTATCGATTGTGCTGCATCCAGTTAGTGTCATTAGGATAGCAACAAAGATAATTTTTCTCATTTTGACTCCTCATTGTGATTAATCTGAGTATAAGCATCTTTACGTTCGATTTCTAAAACAACTCTACGTAGTTGAGTCACAGTTTGTACTTTTTGATCCAGTCGAATAAGATCATTGTCTAACATACGGATACGATCAATTAGGGCGACCAATGTGGTGTTGGCTTCGCTGAGCACAGGTTTGATTTCTTTAGTTACCCAAGACCACACATAATAAGTCATTCCACTTAGCCCAACAGCAGCAACAACAGGAAATCCAAACCTATTAATTAAGTCTACTAGGTTTTCCATATTAGTCCTTCCTTTGATCCTTAAGTTCTGCTCTAGCAACTCGATCATAATCCGGATCGAGCCCTAACGCTAAACTGATTTTAACATCTAGTCTCTGAAGTTCATCTGTCATGGTGTCTATACGAGAGTCAAGTCCGCGAATAATACTGTTCATGCCGTTGACACTACTGGTAACGCCAGCTAGAATAAACTTGATGGTAAGGAAAACAAAGTACCCCGAGGCACAGGCAGCCGCAATAGGAAATCCTAATTCGGCAATTAATTTAAAAAAATCAGACTCCATAGTAGCCCCTGTTGACACTATTTATAAGTGCCAACAGGAATTACTATTGCATGATTATTAGTCTATCCACCAGCAGGGACTTTCTTCAAAGACCTGACAACAGTAGTCAGCATCTCTAGGTACGCCGGGAGGACATCTTGGATCCGCCACTCGGGCCATACCAGGTGCAAATTCTCCCCACCGATCTCCTTTAAATGTTTTGATCACATTGGTAAAAGGAATGTAAAATTCAGCAAAGGTGCCTTTATAAGTTTCTTCATAAGGCCCTTTGGTATTGTTCCAATGGATAAAATCTTGAACACTGCTGCCTGCAATTACCTGAAGATTTGGTTCACAAAAATTGTGACGAGGACACCAAAAGGTATTCCACCCACTGGTAACACTGTTGACAAATTCCTGTATTCTACCACTGATAAAAAATGCGTCTGCTTCGTTTAGAATGATTTTTTCAAATCCGTATTTTTCGGCGTATTCGGCAGCAAACATAAAACTTCTAAACCAACCAGGAGAATTGATAGGAGGATCATCTGGTTTTAATGGTGGGAAATGTCCTAGATTTTGTGCATGATGATAAATGACTCCTCTGCTGTCGGGTAACTGATCAGGCAGTTGCCCTTCTTGAATTATTTCAATACCTTCCCACTCAGGTAAAACAGGGCTGCCATCGTCAACCATTAGTATTTGATCGTAATGTAAATTTGACCCTTCAATATGATTAATCCAACGACCAAACATTCGATGCCATGTTTCTAGTGTTTTGGCGTAAGACGTAGTATACATTAGTGTTTTCATTTGTTTCCTATATAAACTAATTTTGATTTTTCAACATCGGATCGTAATCTGATGAGTTCTTCAATTTCTGCGTTATTTTTTTGATCATCCCTGGGTGCAAATAATGCACGACCTCTTGAGTCTGTATTAGCCGGAGGATCGCAGAGATAATATATTGCCAAACTTTTACGATAAATTCCTTCCGGTTGAGTTAGAGCACGACTTAGACCATGCCAAGAGTTCTGTGTTGTATCAAACACAACTGCCCTATTATACCTTGGCTCAATTTCTTTAATGAGATTTTTAGGCCTATTGGTTTGATCATCATGCGACCAAAACCCTAAATAACCTCCATGATCATCAGTCAACTCTTTACTAACATAGATGATGATATTTAATTTTCTTTGAAGGCCTAATTTAGGATGAATGGAGTAGTCTAAGTGTGGATTAAGGTTACCTCCTGTACCGTGACAATGCCATCCCCCTCCATGGAGACCGCTGTCGGCATATAGTTTAACTCCTACTAAATTACTGAGATGAACTACAAAACCTGGAGAGTTTAAGTATTGAAAAAGACTGTAAGTGGCCTTTGGAAATTCTGCCCAATCTACTAAAACCTTTTTATCTTCTACAGGATTTTTATAACAGAACCATTTTTTATTGTCATAACTGGGGAATTCTTGTACGACAGCATCAGCAATATTGTCCAGTAAAAAATTATCTATTACACAGTGATCAAAGGGATTGGCATTTTTGTAACCCGAAAATGATTCTACTAATTTGGAGTGATTTATCATAAATGAAGTTAGTCTGGGTAAAATACTCAAAATAAAAAGACCCGACAGTTTTTTTATCAATTAAAGTATGCTATAATATTTAACAATTGTAGCATGAGCGGTTAAATAATTCAACCAGGAATTTAACAATGAGAGTGGCTATTTTAATCAGCGGCGAATTTCGATTCTGCCAAGACTTTGACAAACAAATTGAAAGTTATCAAGGATTTGATAAAATTGATTGGTTTGTATCTGCATGGGATCGACGCAGATCAGATGATCGAAGGATTCCACCTAGTTGGACAGCTCAAACAGCTCAAGAGGCCAAACAATATTTAGAAGAAAGACTGCTCAGTATGTGCGATGATAGACATACTATTGCTGATTGTTCTATCATAAATGCCGCTGACGTTCCACCTATGCCTCGAGATTATCCTCCTTTTTATATAGTCACATCACTAGGCTGTTGGCAACAATTTCAAAGTTTAAAAATGTGCAATCAATTGCGGGTTAATCGTGAGGCCGTTGACGGCAAATACGATTTGGTTATACGCAGTAGACCAGACCTAAGCCTCAGTCACTCATTGAATTTAAAAATGATTAACCAAGCATTATCAGCACATCCTAATGCTATTCTTATTCCTAAAAATGAGCGAAGAGCTAACCATCCTCAATTCAGTGATGTATATGCAATAGGGACCAGTGATGCAATTACTACCTACTGTAATGCTGTAGATGATTTTGATTGGGCATTTCAAAACGGTACTCCTTGGAATCCAGAATGGCTGATGCAACGGGTATTGATGCATCGAGGGCTAGTCTGGCCCATGACTGATTTTGAAGTCCTCCTACGACAATACGGAAAATGGATTCCTAACGATAAAGGTTACGAAGATTGGTATCCAGAATTTGGTAGATGGGCCTAAAATAACAGTTGACTTTGCAGGATCTGATCCTGTATCATTATGCAATTATCTGCATACTTAATAAAATAAATAATAGACTTAAAGGAATCCCATGGATAAAAAACTATCGTTCTGCCATCCTGGAACGTTCGGAGACACTTTATACGGTATGATCGCCGTGAAACTGCTGGGAGGGGGAGATGTTTATATCAAGCTCAACGGCATGAATGAAGTGGCCTGGAATGCGTTTGGAGCAGTCAATGCCGGAGTACATGCCGGTCGTTATACACAAAAAGATCTAGACTTTCTATTTCCCTTATTGGATCATCAAAGCTATATTCACAAACTAGATGTTTGGCGTAATGAAACTGTTGATTATGATCTCGGAACTCATTATAAATTTACCACTGGGCCAAATGGATGGCAAGGCAACCAAACTGAATGTTATGGGCTGGTCTGCGGTCTAGATATTAAAAAATATCATAAAGAATTAAACATTGATCCTTGGCTTGAACCAGTGGATCCAATTCGGATTCCTGGACGCCCTATTGTGATCAATAGAACTGGCAGATATCTTCAAGGTGGAGATCCTATGCCTGAGATGTGGGTAAAATGGGTCAACGAAGGACTAGATCAAGTTGCTGTATTTCTTGGTACTCAGGAAGAATGCGATGCGTTTAATCGGCAGTTCAAGTGCAAGGTTCCTTATAAACCTGTAGCTGACATGTTAGAAATAGCTCGTATTGTACAAGGTAGTGAAATGGTCATTGCTAATCAAAGCCCTGTTATGGCGGTGGCCATTGGGTTAGGAAAAACTTTCTGGAGTGAGACCAGAAAAGATTGGGATGCATTTCGTAGCCCTCATGGATGGGGCGACGTATGGTTCCCTCGTGTTAATGGAAACTATTTTTAAAATGATTACTGTAGAAGATTTACCTCTTAAAGACGCTAAAGTCTTTCGACTACAAAAACTCTATGATCCTCGAGGATGGTTTACTGAGATTTTTAGACAAACCTGGTTAGATGATGCAGGTATTACCAACAAATTTATTTTTGATTATTGGAGTGGCAGTATTCATATAGGTACTGTTCGAGGCATGCATGCTCAAACAGAAGATCAGCCTCAGGCCAAATTAGTCACTGTGTTGCGAGGCAGTATTCAAGATGTCCTGATTGATGCCAGAGTTAACAGCCCTACGTATGGGCAAACCTGCAGTGTTATAATAAATGGAGATGATCCGACATTTATCTATGTTCCGCAAGGATTTTATCATGGATTTGTTACGCTACATCCTGAAACATTTGTAGGATATAAACTGGACAACTACTATAATAAAGATGCCGAGTGTGGTGTAATGTATAATGATCCGACCCTGAATATTGAATGGAATATTCTAGAAGGTCCAATGATCAGTGATAGAGATCAAAACCACCCTAGCTGGAACGACGCTTATAAATTTCAAGGAACACTATGACAACAATTGCCATGTGTCAAGCATGGGATCAGAACTATCAAAAATTAGCTGATCTTACTTGGACACAAAATAAACAACTTTACTGCGAACATTGGGGTTATCCCTATCATATCAAAACTGATGGTTTCAAATATGTAGTCAGCTATGAAAAAATCAAGTTCATGCTAGACGTCATGAATGAACATCCAGAATACGATTGGCTATATTGGGCAGGTACAGACACCATCATCACCAACTTCTACATTAAACTAGAAAGTTTTATTGATGAAAACTATCACATTGTTATGGCCAAGGATATTAACAATATCAATGCTGACAGCTTTATGTTGAAAAATTCAAAAGAAAGCAGAGAATTTTTTGAATACATTTGGTCCTTAGCACCCAAGTATAATGACCACATGTGGTGGGAACAACAGGCCATGATTGACAACATGGACAAATTTGGCCATCTGTTCAAAATTGTTCCGCAAAAAACCTTTAATAGTTTCTTGTATAGACAGTTATATTGGAACATCTATAGAAGCACTATCGATCAAACTGGCAATGACGGACAATGGGCACCCGGAGATTTCCTTCTGCATGTGCCTGGCAGCGGATTGCCAAAGGTTGAAATTATATCCCAATTTATGGGACTGGTTAGACATATTGTACCTTAATGAGAGAATTACATGAAAGAAATTTTAGATCAAATCAAACAATTTATTGAACAAAGAGATGCCGCAAAAACCTGGACACCAGGTAAGGACTTTGTTAACTATGCTGGACCTTATTTTTCGTCAGACGAAATTGTGGCCGCAGCCGAAACCCTGTTAGGCGGATGGCTGGTCATGGGCAATAAGAGCATGAGGTTCGAGCAAAAATTCCCACAACAATTTAGCAAAAACCACGGAGTACTGACCAATTCAGGATCTAGTGCTAACCTACTGATGATGTCCAGCTTGACCAGTAAGCGTGGATATCACTTGCCAAAAGGCACTAAGGTACTGATGCCCATTGCAGGGTTTCCCACTACACTTAACCCTACTCTACAGGTAGGTTTTACTCCTGTATTTGTGGACATTGAGCTAGACACATTAAACCTAGATGTAGATCAGGTTGAGCAGGTGCTACAGGCCAACCCGGATATTAAGGTCATTACATTTGCCCACGTGCTGGGCAATAGTCCAGATATGGACAGGCTTATGCAATTGGTCAAGACCTATGATCTTATTCTTTTAGAAGATTGTTGTGATGCACTAGGATCGACCTATGACGGCAAGCCTTTAGGTAGTCATGGAGAAATGGCATCATGCAGTTTCTATCCAGCACATCATATGACCATGGGAGAAGGTGGTTTTGTTGCCTGTAAAACTCCTGCACAGGAAGTTATTTTACGCAGCTTCCGTGAGTGGGGTCGTGGTTGCTACTGCATTGGACCAGATGCCAACAAACTTAAGAACGGAACTTGTAAGCAGAGGTTCTCAGAATGGATTCCTGAAATGCCAGGAGAGATCTTTGATCACAAGTATGTCTATGATGAGATTGGTTATAATCTTAAACCAATTGAAATGCAAAGTGCTATGGGATTGATTCAATTAGAGAAGCTGGATGAAATTCATGCTCTAAGACGTCGCAACTATAAATTGTTGTTCAACATCTATGAAAAGTACGAAGAGTTTTTCCACTTGCCTCGAGCCAGAGCCAAAGCAGATCCCAGTTGGTTTGCTTTCCCACTGACTATTAGAAAGGATGCACCTTTTAAACGCAATGATATTGTTGACTACCTAGAGGAAAATCTAATTCAAACTCGGCCTTACTTTGCTGGCAATATCATGTTACAACCCGCATACAGTCACTTGATGAAGCCAACTGATGCTCGAGACAATTTCCCGGTGGCTACTCATGTTATGAAAAACACTTTCTTCCATGGAACCAGTCCGGTGATCACTCCTCAACAAATTGCCTACATTGGAGAAAAGGTCGATGGGTTCATGAGCCTGTTTATTTCCTAAGCACCTACAATGATTACCAAACAAGAACTTAATGATTTTGAGTCCGAAATCGGTGCTCTGTTCAATGCTGCAAAAATTCGAGCACCGATTCATCTTTATTCAGGGAATGAAGATCAGCTCATTGAAATTTTTAAAAAGATAGATGTTAAAAATGATTGGGTCTGTTGTACATGGAGAAATCATTATCAGGCACTGCTGAAAGGTGTTCCAAAAGAATACCTAAGAGAAAAGATCATACAGGGCAAAAGCATGGTTATGAATTTGCCTGAATATAAAATAGTATGCTCTAGTATAGTAGGAGGTATTCCCAGCATTGCCACAGGACTTGCATTGGCGGCCAAGTTAAAAGGAACTGGCGAGCAGGTATGGTGTTGGACTGGAGACATGAGTGCCGAGACAGGTGCCTGGAGTGAAGCATATAAGTATGCTGTTGCACAAGATCTACCCATTACCTTTATCGTAGAAGATAACGGTCTCAGTGTTATGACTCCGACCGATGAAGTGTGGGGAGGAGAAAAATGGTATCTACCTGTACAAAACGCATCATGGTACGAAGGTTCAAAACTAATCTACTACAGGTATAAGAATGAAAAATACCCACATGCTGGAGCTGGTGTAAGGGTGCAATTTTAATGACTACTAAACTTTATAATGATGAACTGAAACGAGCCATGAACTGGCTCGGTGAACAAGCAGATACAATTTTTCTAGGGCAGGCTGTCCGTTATGGCGGTACAGGCTGTTATGATAGCCTAACCGAAATTCCTGATACCAAAAAGTTAGAATTACCTGTTGCTGAAAATTTACAAATTGGTCTCAGCACAGGGCTTGCACTCAACGGATTTGTTCCTGTTAGTGTGGTTCCACGCTGGAATTTCTTATTATGTGCCACTGATCAAATTGTCAATCATTTAGATAAGATGATGCTTATGGGAGACGGCTGCACTCCGAAAGTTATTATTCGAGTAGCGGTCGGGTCTGAAATCCCTGTTGATCCACAAGATCAGCATAAGGGTAATTTTTCACAGGCATTTCGACTGATGTGCAAAACTATTGAGATCATTGAATGTAAAAATATTGAAGATATCATGCCAGCATATCAAAGAGCTTATACTAGAACAGATGGTCGCAGCACCATTGTTGTTGAGTTCCCAGATTACGGCAAATGAAAATATTGATAACAGGATCCTGTGGATTTATTGGAAAATATCTAACAACATATTTTGCCAATGGCCATGAGCTTGTTGCACCTACATCTCAAGAATTAGATTTGATCAACACGGCAGCAGTAAATGAATTCTTTAAGGATAAGGAGTTTGATGCTGTAATTCACGCAGCAGTTAGGGGAAGGAACAGTGTACAGGAACTCAATAATTCGTTGGCCATTGACAATGTCAATATGTTTGTTAATCTGGTCAATAACCGAGATCATTATGGTAGTCTAATTAATTTTGGTTCTGGTGCAGAATTTGGTCTCGATCACAGTATCTATAATTGTGTAGAAGACGATATCATAAATGTAATTCCAAAAGAAGGATACGGACTAGGGAAAAATATAATTGCACGGGCAATGAAAGGTATACCTAATTTTTATAATTTGCGAATTTTTTCCTGTTTCGATCCTAGTGAAGATGACCGAAGATTGATCGCAAAATTTAAAAAGGTATCTGAACAGGGATCTGTGTTTGAAATTGACCAAGATAGATATGTAGATTTTGTAAGCCTTCACGATATTGCCATTGTGGTAGATTCAGCATTAAATAATCAGTTATCATATAATGATATGAATATTGTGTATCAAGACAAATTATTGGTTTCTGATATGCTCTATGCATATTGTAAAATTCATAATATCAATACCGATCAAGTATCTATCACTGGAAAAAGCAATAAACATTACACCGGGGACAGTAGTAGATTAGCTGGTCATAATCTAAAATTAGAAGGTATTATCCCAACTTTACAAAGGTACAAACATGGCAGTTTATAAGGAGTTAAAATGTACGCAATAATCTCATCTCATACCCCTAACTATCAACCGTTAGCTGATTGGACATGGACCAATAAAGAAGAATACGCAGAAAGACACGGTTATCTTGCACACTGTAAAACAGAAGGCCACGATCCAAATTTAGAAATGAGTCTTGATAAATTGCTTTTTATCAAAGCCTGTCTAGATCTTAATCCTGATGTAGAATGGTTTTGGTGGGTAGGATGTGATACTCTTATCACAAATTTTAATATTAAATTAGAATCATTGATTGATAATGATTATCATTTTATCATTGCCACAGATGGCAATGGAATGAATAATGACAGTTGCTTTTATAGAAATAGTCCAGAAGGTCGTCGTTATCTAGACTACCTTATTGAAGTATTTCCTAAGTATGTAGATCATTATTTTCAAGAACAGCAGTCAATGATTGAAAGTTATGACATGCCTGAGTGGAGACCTTTGATTAAGATCATCCCTCAATATTTGATTAATTCACATGACTGCTGGCCTAACGAGCATCAACCCGATCCTAAATGGGTAGACAAGTTTGGTAATCGTTCTTGGTGGGAACCGGGCGATCTTTTGGTACACTGGCCTGGTTCTAGTTTAGAAACAAGATTGAAAAGACAGGTTCCACATTACATTCCGAAGGTAATAAAATGAGAAAAATTTACGATTGTTTTACTTTTTTCAATGAGCTT